GCAGCAACAGTGGTGGGGTCCATGACGGTTAGGTGTCTGCTACTAGCTTACTTTTGCATTTCGAGTTTGATAAGCCTGCCCTCGTGATCCATGACACGTCCTTCCAAATTGCTCACCTGCTTCTCAAATTTCAACTGATTGCTCAAGACGTCATCCAGCTTGGTAGGCACTGTATAGACAAGGTAGAAAATGCCAGTCGAGACAGCAACGGTTGCGGCAACACCAACGCCAGCAATGACGTCCTGCTTGACACCACGCCAGAAATTAGGTTCAGACATGGCTCGACCGCAAATACTTTCTGATCTTACCTACCCTGACCGCGTAATTTTTTGCGCCCTTTTCTTTCAGGCCTGGACTGCTTTCCTTGACCTTGAGAGGTAGTTTTTGGCGGGCCGGGCTGGTGCTCAATACGTGCTGCACCTACCTTAGATTTGACAGCCATTATTCTTCAGCAGGCTCTTCCTCTGCCTCCTCTGCAGGCTCTTCTGCTACGGGTTGCGGCGCATACGGGTCAGCAGGCCACGCGGGGTAATCAGGCCCAGTGATGTAGGCAGCTAAGTCGTCGGTGTCAAGCATGTCACGGATCACGCCCACCTTCACACCAGTAGCCAGCCGGATGTCCTCACGCCAGGTCTTCAGCAGCGGGTCGGCGACCTTGCCGTTGTCGGCCTCGCGGATGATGATCCAGTCCGTAGGGGCCAGTAGCGTGTTCGCCGTGGTGCGTGTCTGTGCCACCCACTGCTCGACTAGTTGCGTGTGGTCTTTAGGGATCAGCTTGCCCTCGGCGTCATAGCCCCAGTAAAACCGTTGATCGTATGGCTGCGGGTCAGGCACCTCCGTGATACCAATCGCCTTGCGCTCCTGCGGGCTGCTCAGCCTGAGCCAGTTGGAGGGGTACTGAATGCCAGCGTGCTTAAAGGGCACGTCCAAAGCCAGGGGTTTGCCGTCGAGAAGAAACACAGTGGTTCAGGCGTCTAGTAGTTGACACCGCTGGAAGGCTTCTGTCACTCTAGCCTCCCACGCAATCACGGCACCATGACCGACGAGGAGATCCAAGAAATTATGTACATGCACGCAAACTGCTTCACCAATTACATCTGCTTCAGCGATCAGGGCGTGCTCGACTTTGCCCGTGCCGTGCTGGACCAGGCTGGATACAAAACACCAGAGCCGCAACCCGAGCCTGTAGGGGCAAGTTATGCCGACGCTATGTGGCGATTTTCGGAAAGCGTGGACAAACTGCAGGGGAAGTTGGAATGACTACTGGGCTTCAAGCTCGGTGGCGATGGCGAGGAGTTTGCAGCGGATGCGCATCCACTGATCATGGCGTGCATCGTCATGCGCATCGCCTACCGGGTTGGCGTGTTCCGGCACCACCTCATCCGCAGTAGCTCGCAGGGCGGCGGCAATCTGGCGGCTACGGGTGGCGTAATAATTGCCAGCGTCTACTGGGCTATCCATAAACGCATCCAACACCTGTTGCGCGGCGGGGGAGAGGTCAGTCATCGAGCTGCTCCAGGGCGCGGCGAACAATCGCCCAATCATCTTGTGTTTCTTCTCCAGCCATCATCCGATTGTGAGCGTCCAGCGCCTGCTCCTTCAAGCTCGGAGGCTTGGGGCGGCGGGCGGCACGAAGTCCTTGGCGATCATTCTCATGCATTAACCACTCACAGCACGCTTCTAGCTCCTGGTCGGCACCCCATTGGGCGGCGCGGGCGGCGATGAAGTCTTCAAGCCGTGGTCGCCCTGACTCGTCCAACGCGTCCCACGCAATCCACCACTCACCAATGACTTCCGGCGGTGGCGCAATGGGTTTCGGGTAATCTTGGGTCATCGTCGATCCTCCAATCGGCGGTCACGGGGCAGGGTGTTAGCGCACCGCTGCTCCACCACATTACCACCGTGTCAAGTTGCCACACAGGTCTTGTTCACTTGTGGGGTCAGCGGGCGCGGGCGTAGTTGAAGGGGGATTCTGCGAAGGCGGCGTAAATCATCGTTGCGCCACTGTCGTTAAGAGCAGAAGTCCTCACTTTAAATCCGTTTGAAAGGATGTCAAAGAATCCATAAGTTGTATCCTCAGCGCTGCTTGAGTTTGCAAATAGGCTATTTGTGCAAACATTGTATGTATCCCGCGCAGTGTCATTGATTACCCAATTTGACGTCGTAGAGGACTGCTTAACCATAATCCACCTCGGCCTAAACCCGGTATACACAAACGGCCCATCCGAGCTGCCGTTGCCGGTGTAGCTGCCGAAAGAAGAGTACCCGACTACTGGGGCGAAGCAGTAGGCAACAAAGGTGCCTCCGTTTCCATTCATGCTTGTTTCAGTGCCAAGCGTAAACACGGTTGAAGTAGGTGACGTGTTATTCCACGCGCCAGAAGTGGTTGAAATAGCGGCAGTTGTGTTCAGTCCTTCAAATACTTTCGTCCAGCCTTGAGACCCATGTCCAACAAACCAGTTGACAGCACTATTGCGGCGCTTAACGATGATCATCCCGTTGGCAAGATTAACTAATCCGCCGTGCCCCACGGTGGCGCCATTTGTGCCGTTGCCGGTGTACGTGACCACGGAAAACCCCGCCGTCGCGTTGGCCCTGACACTAGAAGTGATGGAGCCTTGGGTGTTCGTTGTATTGCTTGTAGGTGTAGCCCAAGCCCAAGCTACATATGAGGCACCGTTGTCATTAAAAACATTCCCAACGCCGACATCAAAACTTGTTGAGCCAAACCCAGTTAAATATGCCCCAGCAGTATAAATTTCTGCCAAGGTTTCATTGGATCCAAGCCAACGGCTAACACCGCGTACAGCATCAACCAAGCCATGAGCGGTTACAGCACTACGGCATTTCGCCCACACCAAGCCGACTTGTTCCCCGGTGGGGAAGTTAAATCCGCTAATAGTTTGGGAACTTCCGTTGCCGGTGTAAAGTTTAACGTCAAACGCCGTATTAGGCTTTGTGACTAATGGCGCCGGGAGGTTTGCCGTGCAGAGCGCCTTGAAGCCGCTGGGGGCCGTGTAGGCGAAGGGGCGTTGGCCGAAGTTGGCAACAAAAGATCCGCTGTAGATATTCAACACTGGGAAATACTGATAGGTTCCGTCAATACTCTTGGCTGTTCCGGTTTGTGTTCCGTTTTTATAGAAAGAAAGCGTGTCGGCGTCAGTATCTACCGCAACCCCAATAACATCGCCAGTTACAAAAGAAGCAAACTGACCACTTGTAAAGCTGCCGTCGGTGTAAAAGCGCCCCGTTTCGTTGTATCCGTATGACTTTGCTCCTGTGCCGCCAGTTAACGGTGCGGATGCGCTTGCAATTCCTATATACCCTGCATAAGTGCTGCCAATAGTCACTTCGTAAAACCACTTGCCCGTAACAGGCATTGCAATAGTTCCACGGACTTTATCTTCACCTGTTGAAGTAGAAGATGCGTCAAGGTTGCCGTTGGCGAGGCTTACTGCTGAAGCCTTATCTAACGGATTCCAAGTGCAGTAATTCCCCCTAACCTCACCCCCCACGCCCGTATCCGTCTGCGCCCCATTAGTGGGAACGTCTACGAGGCTGTCGTTGCCTGCAGCAATCGCAGCGTTCTGCGTGGAGCTGGGTGGGTTAAAGTTGCTGGTGTATTTAACCGCGCCTTTATAGATGCGGAGATCTGAAATGTAACCGTTGTACCAACTACTATTGGTCGCACCTACAACAAAACTATTGCTTCCGCCAAAATCAGGTGTGCCAGCCTTGGTGCCAGTGGCGTCCAGTATGCCGTTGACATAAACCTTGATGCTTCCCGAGCCATCGTGCGTTGCTGCCACATGTGTCCATGTATTGAGCGAAACAGTCGAGGCACCGGTAACAGCTTGAGCAGCACCATTCCAGTAGTAAAACTTGGCTTTGCCGTTATTGTCCGTACCAAATGACCAGTCAGTTGTGTCTACTGTTGGGCTGCCGTAAACAGCCTGCAGAGGTCCTCCCCTGTAATTAGCTGTATTAGAAATATTATAAACCCACATTTCAATAGTAAACGCGCTGGTTCGCCAGTCGAAATCGGTGCTCGTTGCTGTTGTCAGGTAGTCTGTGTTTCCATCAAAGTAGCCGCTACTGCCGTAGAACTTACTTTGCGCTGTGCTGGTTACAGCGTTGGTTCTAGTGATTGACTTTGAACTGCCACTGCCTTTAATCGTCGAACTTTCATCCGTGAACGTCGTGCCGTTGTTGGCACCATCCATCGGGATTGCCAGTACCAGGCTCGATGCGTTGGCATCCGTGCGGGTGCCGGTGCCTTTGGTAGTGCCGTAGGTGTCAGTGGTGTTGTAAACGGGCAATGCACCAGATGCCGAGGCAACGGATGTAGGGCCGCCGGTGATGATGCTCAGATTATTCGGCAACCAATGGTTCCCGTTGCCACTAGTGTCCTTCCCTAATGTGGTCGCGGTGTTGCTGTTGTTGTCCGCGAACTCCAGGTGGAACCCGTTGGTGCCGTAGCTGCCGGTGTATGCCTTCTCGACGAGCTGGCCGGTGGTGGCGTCGGTTTCGGTGAAGCTGCTGGGGGTCAGTTGTTGACCATCAATCAGATAGCAATCGGCTAAATAGCCAGAAAAGTAATAGTCATTATTGAACGCGTTTCTGCCTCCAAGGTTATGAGCAATGGTTGCATTGACTGCAAAGTCAACACTTGAGTACGAACCACGGTTGTCTTGAGAAAAGGTTGTTACCTCAGAGCCGTTGACATAAAGGCGAACACGATTTGCTGCGGTGCCGTTATTCGTGTCAACAGCTAGAACAATGTGATACCAAGCTGATGCATCTCTAAATACTTGCGTCGTCTCAATAACTGCTTGAGTCCAAAGTCCTACAGTTAGCTTATCCGCATTGTCAAAGCGAAAATCAAAGAAGTTTGTGTTGTTAGTTGCCGAATAAGCGTGAAATAATGTCTGATAACTGCCCAACGCACCCCGCTTCACCCACCCCGCCCAGGTCCAAGTCTTGCGGTTGCCAGCAGATGCGGGGGTTCTGGACAAGTAGGCACTGTCACTACTGTTGAAGCGCAGGCTCCTAGAGATACCCCCTGCGGCAGGTGCAGCGACAGTACGAAGCAGGAGCGGGTTAGCGGAACCGGGGACCAGCATTAGCTCAAGTTGGTGATCAGGGTGGCGGTAATACGGGTGCTGCTCTGCACGGCATAAACCAGGCAGTCAACAGCAGCAGCAGTGGTGGTCAACGTCGGCGCGGTGCCGCCTGTGAAATCCCACTGACTGCCGTAAGCCAGCGTCCTGCTACCGGTGCCATCCTGCGTGATCCAGATGCAACCGCTCTGCCCTGCCGTCAAATTGGTCGGGTTGGCCAGTGTTCTCGATCCACCGAGCGTGACCGAAAAATTGTTCGCCAGTGCGAAATCTGCCGTGATCGTAGAGCCGTCGGTCAGTGCCGAGATCGTGCCGCGTTGTGCAGCGGTAAACGTCTGCGCTGTGGCCAGTGCCGCAAAGCTCGCCCATGACAGCACGCCGCTGCCGTTGGTGCTCAGTGCCTGTGAGCTGCTGCCGTCCGTAGCGGGCAGGGTCCAGGTGACATTACTGCTGACCGTGGCAGGTGCCTGCAGCGCGACCCAGTTGCTGCTATCAGAGTCCGCAAACCGCAGGTCAGACTGAGCGTTGAGCGTGATGTCACCCGTGAAGGTTGCGCCAGACAGAGCAGCCAGGCCAAGGTTGGCGACGGTCACATCACCGATCGTGATCCATGCGCTGTTCGCACCGTTGCGCAGCTTCAGCAGTGGGTTCGGGCTGGCGCCTGTGTCAATCCAAAGCTGATACGCGTAGGTGGTGGTCGGTGCTGCAGAGCCGGAGTTCTGACTGACGACCGCTGCAAGGATCGTGTTCAGTTCAGCGCGAAAGTTGGCGCCTGACTGGTTTGCAATGTTGTAGTCAGTTGCCTGTGCCATTAGGTGATCTGCCTGCCGTGACCGACGGCCTGGTAGTCAAAGGTCTTGCTCACCATGCTACCGCCACTATTGCGGAAGGTCACTGTAAAGCCAGTTCTGCTGATACTGCCGACCGTGAAATAGTCACCCGTCGCCATGTCCTGCGCGGTGATGCCCACGCTTGGCGTGCCGTAGAACGCTGTCGGGAATGTGACCGCATACGCTCCGGCGCCGCTGCTCAGGTTGCGTTGCTGCTCCGTCCGCCGCTCAAAGTGGGTTGTCACGCCTAGCTCTTCAATCACCACGTTCTGCGCCGCGTTGGTGGTGGTGGCCACAACCTTGAACTGGAACCCGCGCCCACGGTGGGTGTTGTTCACAAACGGCTGCCAGCTTGCCCAGGTCGGCGTGCCAGACGGGTTGTCGCCAGTGGTCCTGACGAACAGTTGGCAGTTAGCCGCGCCAAGGTCATCACCGTCGATGTCATCCCACAGGTCAATCAGGTCAAGGCGCTCATCCCATGTGTTGCCCGGCTCGTAGGCGCGTGTCTTAAGGATCTGCTGCAGGCCAAGATCGTAGGTGGCGCCAAGGTCCAGCGTTTCGTAAAACTGATAGCTGCCTTCACTAGCTGAGCCGCCGATGTAGTCGATCAGACCAAGGCCGTCCCAGTTGTTATCGGTGGCCATGTCATCAACCAGCTCATCAGCCGCCAGCACCAGGCCCACCTCGGCTTCGTTGTAGTACAGATTCGTGCCGGTGCCATTGAACGGCGGGCTGTTGTCTTCCTCTCTGTATTGCTGCACCAGCAGCAGGTCTTGAGGAGCGGGCAGGTCAACCACGACAGTGGCCACACCTGACGACTCATTGCCGAGCGAGTCAAAAGCGCGGATGAAGTAGGTGCCCTCAAGCAGTGGCACGATCTTGCGTGTGCTGCTGCCTGCAACGGCTGGCACGATGTCGTTTGCCTTGCCCCATGTCGCCGTGACATCCGTGATAGGCGTGTGCCTAATGCGGATCTTGCCGCCGATCTTCACGTCCAGGTCAACCGCCTGCGGCCAGTACAGCTCAGCCGTGTGCTCGTCGATTGGGGCGATGAACAGGTCAGGGATAGTGGCGGGTGGTGCGGTCTTGCCAATCGCGTCGAAGGTCTTGGCTGCCGGTGTCGAGCGCTTGCTGTTGATCGCGCCCAGTGCTGTCACCTCGATCTCGTAACGGCCAACGTCGCTGTTGCCAATCTCAAAGTCAACCGAGCGGGTCGTATTTGCCACCCAGTTGCCGTTGTTGTAGCGGTAGCGCACCTCATAGCTCAGCGCCCGAGCAGCCGAACGCCAGCCGATGATCAGCTTCGATAGCACCTGTCCGTTGCTTTCGTACAGCACCTCATTGACGCCTAGGTTGGTTGGCGTTTCGGGCGGTTCGTTCAGGTCTGATACGTCGCGCTGGCTTAGGGGGATGTCCCGCTCGATGTAGTCATATTTCGTTGCATTATGAGCAACGGCTGTGACAGCAAAGGCGTCACCTTCTTCTTTAATCGTCAGCACCCGCCACGTTGACATCGCAACAGTTGAATCGCCAATGGTCCACGGCGCACCAGCAACAGGCGCTGCAGTCAAGACAGTGCCAGTGCTGACTGAGTTGCCCACAAGCGTTGAGCCTGCAACTACAGCCAAGGTGCCATCAGGCAGCAGCACGTTCAGGGTGAAGTTAGGTGGTGGGCCGCTGGGGAACAGTGCAACGTCATCGCGGTCCAGCTTGACCACCGTCGTTGTTGAACCACTTGTGCAGCGGCCGGAGCGCACCACACCAGCACGCACAGGGTCGCCAATCTTGATCAGGTCACCAGGCCGCACCGTGATACCAGCGGCGATGTCCGTCTTAAAGCTGACGACCTCAGTCTCGTTCTGTTCGGTATACAGCAACCATTCGCCAACGCGGCGGGCTTGGTTCTGGCTGGTGCAGGCAAACGCTGAGATCTCTGTTTTGACGACACCGAATTTGTTGATTCCTTCTTTGTCTTCGACCACCTCATAGGCAAGGTCGCGCAGGTTCATGTCGAAATACTGCACAACAGCGACGGTGTGCCGTGTCTTTAGGCTGCTGCCGCTATAGCTGAATCCTTCCTCGGTTACGTTGGTCTGGTTGAAGATGTAGCTGTAGTCCTGCGGCCGGTCCTGCGCAATCTCAAGCGTGCCATTAGCCCAGAACGGCATGGCGCGAAATACTGAACACAGATCGCTGATCAGCTTGAACGCTTCCTGCTGCGTTTGAATGACGACGTTGCACGAGAAGCGCGGCTCCTGGCCTGTCTTCCCATCAGAGACCACCTCGGTGCAGTATTGACTAGCGGCAAGGAAGCTCCACTTGTCGAGCTGCGTCGCGTCGATGTGATCACCGAACCCGTACCGCTTGCTGGTCAGCAGGTCCCACAGGATCCACGCGGGGTCTGTCGTCCACTGTGCTGCACCAAAGTTGCCTGACCATGTGCCCGCATAGATCAAACGGCCGTTGGTCTGGTTGACGGTGGCATTGCTAGGGATGCGCACCTTGAGGCCACGCAGGCGATATGAGCGCGAGGGGATGCTGTTGAACTGTTCAGCGCTGAGCTTGACGGCGAACAGTGCGCTGTTGGGGTAGGTGGTCTTGGCGTTGATCTTTTCGGTGTAGTCGTACCAATAAAAGTCGCTGTTCTCTGTCTGCTCACCTGATGGTGCGGCATCTGCATTGACACGCACAACGCGAATGTCAACCGGTGGTGGTGCAGTCAGATCAATGCGATGAACTCGTTGGAACAAGTCAGCCGTGCGTCCTCGTATTTCTGGCTCAACAACAGTTGTAAATGGTCCACCGCTGTATGAAGTTTGAATCCTGTATTGAATGACAGCGCCCTCAACATCGCCGTTGTTCTTGAAGATCTGAAGTGCAGGCGTGCCGATCGTGACGCGCACAGCGTTGACATCAGGGTCAGTGATCGACCGCGTTACAGGTGATGCCTGTGTGACCTTGGTGTTGACAACACTGGTGCTCTGGTTGGCGTCGCCTACGTTTTGGGTATAGGTCTGGTTCTGTGTGCCGGTGCGAAACTCAAAGACGCCGCCAATTGTGTCGAAGTTGTAATCAGAAGCCTGAACGGCGGACGGGTTGGCAGTCGAGCGAAGGATCGGCGTGTTGTTGAGATAGACATCCTTCAACATCGCAATGTTGTATTCCGTCGTGCCGAGCGTGTAACCACTTGCCGATGGAAACCCTTGAATCTCACCTTCACAAAGAAGGTCGATGATCCGCGCTACCTGCCGTGAATCAAGATTGTCTTTTGTAACGTTTGCACTACCGCCACCACCGCCGCCACCACCGCCTTTGCCACCGCCACCACCGCCGCCGCCAGCACCAGCGATTAAACGCTTCGTCATGACGTGACCTCTTCAGTGTTGATGCCAGCCGAAACGACAATACTTCCAGTGAACACTTCGCCGTAAATAATCGGCACAGGCACTCCCTGACGCGAGACGTTCTGAATACCAGAGAAGCTGTACGACTTGCGCGGGTCGTTGTCACCGTCGGTGCCCTGATTGATCGTTGGAGTAGGGGTCAACATTTGAGCGATACCACCCAGAACCAATGCAGCGCCTAATCCGCCGATTGCAGATGCAGCGGTACCACCAATCAAGCCAGCGCCAAGTCCAGAAATACCAAGGAATCCACCAGCGGCAGGGCCAAGGAAAATTGCAGCGGCGACCAGAGCGATGCCAGCCAAAATCTGCCCTGCACCCTCCGCACCAGCGATCACCGGCACAATCCTGATCGGCTCTTGGCTGGCAACAGGGAAGTGCAAATGCTCTGGATGGTCAACTAAGTCAAGCTGGTTGCGGCCCACGGTGACCTTGTAGTCGCCCTCTGACAGCACACCGCGCAGGTCAGGGAAGTTGGCAAGTAGGAACCGGATCGCCTCGGCCGGGGTCTTCACAGCAGCCTTGAAACTGCGCTGCCCTAGATGCTTTGCCAGTTTGCCGTAAACCTTGATGACGCGGAACATCTCAACACCTGCTCCTGTGCCTGACGATCAAGCCTGTGCTCTTCTGATAGTAGCCACCCCAGATGTCACGGCTACTGAGCCGCCCACGCAAATGATGCAGGATCCGCTGCTCTCCCACATACACGGCCACATGGTTCAGGCCGGGTGACCCATCAAGCTGCATCAGGATCGCGTCGCCATACTCAGGCTCGTTGATGCCGTGATCTTCAAAGCCTGCATCAGCAAAACACCGCTCAAACATGGGGGCATTGTGAAACTCAAGCAGTGACGCAGGTCGCTCCCAATCCGGCAGGTCAAGCGCCATCTCCTCCTTGTACCAATCCCGCACCAGCGTCCAGCAGTCGCTCACGCCCCACACCCATTCCCGCCCGATCAGCGGCGCCTGGTAACCCTCTGGCTCGATCTTGCACCACATCTCAGTGCCAGGGTTGCAGATGTGCCAGACCAGTCCAGACTTTTCGCAGGCCATACGATCGGCTTGGCTTGGCTGCGCAGGTGTCTGCGGGTGGCTATGAAACACGGCGATCACCTCGCCAGCATCCTCTGCAGCGGCGTAATCGTCAGGGTCAAGGATGAAGAAGTCCTTAGCGGGTGCCAGGTTCTTGCATGGCCAATACTGTTCGCGGCCTTTGATGACGACGACCAACCCGCACGCCTCGCGTGGTGCATCCTTGAGCGCATGTTCCAGCGCGTAATGTTTCCAGTGTGTCATCCGTAGAAGGTACCAGCGCTTGGGAATGATCCAAAGGGTAAGTCGTTGAACTCACCAAAGCGTTTCCTGCATGAACTGATCCGCTTGCCGCATACATCACGCAACGAGTCAACGGTGCCGGTCTGCACCAGAGGCTCGACAGCGCTGGCGTAACTGGAGTTCCAGAGCGGCGTGTTTGCGCCGGTGGTAACGATGAGTTGGCCGGTCGTCGTGATGCTCAGCCGGTTGTTGCTGTTGCCGCTGACGCCAGTGATCTCATACTGCGGGCCTGCCTCCGTCAAGGTGCCCAACGTGGGGTGATTATTCCTGAATGGGTTGTTGCTGCTCAGGGTCTTGGGCAAATTGATTACTTCGCCTTGATAGTAACTACCAGTGGAGGAAACAAGACTTTGGCTTTGTATCAAATTCCATGCGTATGGTTGGCCGCTGTAACTGTTTTCGCTAGTCGGGCCAGATTGGAAAACGAACTGTACTGTGATCGTGCGACCGTCAATGTTGAACGTCTCTGTCTGCGTGTTGGTCAGTCCTGCGCTAGCAGGCGATGATCCGACGCATTCCCAACCAAAGCCACCAGAGCGGCCGGTCTGGACATCGGTTGGATACCAGCCAAGGAATGCCAAACCCGTTGGCGATGCGGTGCCGACTGTGTTGCTGGCCCAGAATGCAGTGCTGCCGTTGTAGATGACAAGATTGCCATCAGCCTGCATTGTGATCCGCCAAGTGCCGTCACCACGGTTTGTTCCAGTTTGCCAGACAGGCACGTTCGCCTTGTTGTAGACCACGAAGTTGCCATCGGCCTGCATGAGTGCCCGATACCAGCCGTTCGACGAGACGATTGCGTCGCCTTCATTCAGCGTTTCGTTGACGTTGAGCTGAGCGCCAAATGCGGTTGAGTTGAAATTGGTTGCAGGTGTGGCACCCAAGGCGTTGTCGTATTCGTCAAAGTAGTTGGTGCCTGTGTAGCCGCACTCAGCGCTGCGATATTTCCATTGGCAAATGTTTGCGATCACCTGCCGTTTTGGTGCACGCACACCAGCAAGGTCGAACACTGCCGCCAGCTCAAACTCAACAACGTCCCTGTTCTCGACTGACTTGCGGTCGATGTAATAGATCTCGCGTGGCATTTCCTCGTTGGCCGGTGTGCCATAAGGGTTGACGCCGCCCGCAAAGTTGTCAGGGTCAAGGAATCTGCTCAGCGTGCGGATCCTGATCACCTTCGCGCCTGTCAGGTCGTTGCCAATCGTGAACTCGTTGACGCTCAGCAGCAGCGCCGAGATATTGCCGAGCAGGTTTGAGACGCGCACCTTCGGCCGTGGGAGCTGACCGGTGCCGTTGTACTCAAAGCCTTCCACCTCGATCGGCAGTGCCTGATATGGCTTACCCTTCCAGATGATGTTGCCTGTTGGTGTAGCTTGATTGGCACCAGGGTGGAAGTAAACGATCTCAGTCGTGCCGTGCAGCGAAGCGTCAAGGTGCAGCTCAAACAGCTCGATGATCGCGTAGGGGTTGGTGCTGAGCAGCTCCTGAAACATCTCGCTCATGGTTCAAACACCTGCACAAAAGTCGCAGTAATTGTGTTGTTGTTGTAATTCACCATTTCCATTGCCCATTCGCTGCAGATGTATTTACCCGCCGTACCACGAGGGGGTGTCCAATCAAAACTTTCAACACCTGCACGCGCTTCAAGGAATGACAAGATATTGTCGCGCTCAGTATCTGTGCGATTGGTAAAAGATAGTTGCCATGATTTTGCATCAACATTCAATCCGTAACGCAAACGCTGCTCGTAGCCATCGCCAAATTGAACACGCCTGACACGCGGCTGGCTCTGCTCAGTAGCGCTGAAGCTGGGGACGTAGGTGAATGTGGCCATTACGCTAACAAGCCTCCAGGACGCTTCTGACGAATCAATTCTGCCTGCACAGCACCAGCAACAGCACGACCCAGAGCAGCGCTTTGTCCTTGATCACCTTGCACGCTGCTGCCCTTTGCGTCAACGTTCACGACAACATTGGTGCTGCCACCATTCTTCATCGTCACAGGGATTGTACGGCCATCAGGGAGGGGTACATACGCTTCTGGCTGGCTGCCTTCACCAAACATGGCAAGCTGCGGTGAATTTGCGATACCACCAGCGGCGTAACGCTTCAGCAGCATTGGACCATTG